ACTGTTATGGGGTAGTTAAATCCAACCCGACAGGAAAGGCCAACCTATGGCAGCAACCCTAACAATGCCAACCGCATCGCCGATCACCCTCCCGCCGTTTCCCCTCACACCAAAACAGACCGAAGCCGAGCGCAAAGCCGCCTGGCTGGAAGACCGCCGCACGTGTCTAACGGGCTCCGAAATCGGGGCTGTCCTGGGGGTCCACCCCTTTGTTAGTCCTATCGATGTATACCTTTCCAAGCGTGGGACCGCGATGGACCGCGAAGTGACCGAGGCCATGGAATTCGGCACCCGGTTTGAACGGCCAATCCTGGAAGCGTACGCGGACAGGTTCGGCCAGGCGATCCAGTTTGCGGACCACTGGACCCTTCACCGGGTGGCTGGGTTCCCCCTGCTGGGGGCCTCCCTGGACGCCAGGTGGTTGACCGGGGACCGGCGGCCAGTGGACGCCAAAAACGTCGGGTTCCGCCAGAAAAACACCTGGGGAGAGTTTGGATCCGACCAGTTCCCTGACTACTACCAGGCACAACTGGCCGTCCAGATGATGGCCTGTGATGAGCCCGGATACACCACCGAAGCCGCGGACCTGGCCGTGTGTTTCAGTGGCAACAAGTTGGGCCGGTACACCCTCCACCGGGACCTGGAGACGGACGCCATCATCCAGGAAATGGCCGAGAAGTGGTGGAAACGCCATGTCCTGGCCGATGTGCCCCCGGATCCAGACGGATCCGAAGCATATTCCAACTACCTGAAACAGCGGTTTGCCCGCAACGGGGAAACCCTACTGGCACCCACCGACGCCGCCCAGGGTTGGGCCCGGGACCTGGTCCACGTCCGGGGGGTCCTCGAGGACGCAGAACAGCGGGAAGAGCAGATTATCGAACACCTGAAACTGATCTGCGGATCCGCCGCCGGGATCCTGGGGGTTTGCACCTGGAAGAACAACAAAGACAGCCAGGTGACCGATTACAAGGCCATCGCGGAGGAACTGAAAATCAAGGTTCTTCCCGACGAATACGCCGAGCTGTTGAAAGACAACACCCGCCCCAAACCAGGGCCGCGGGTTTTCCGATTCACTTGCAACCTTCCCAGGTAAGGGCAGCCGGTTTGCAGACCGGCCGCCCGACTACCTCACACCCACGCAGCACAACCACCACGAAGCAGAGGACAGCATGGACGAAAAGCAAGGCAGTACGGAAATTATGACCTACACCCCGCCCCCGGCGTTGGTGATGGCAGAGACAGCATCAACAGCCATGGCAACCCAGGCCAAGGCAATGGTGGAAGCCCGCTACATCATGGCCGAGCGCCACCCCCGGGACATCGACCAGGTCCGGTCCCGGATCCTCCACGAGTGCAAGCGGCCCACGTTCGCGGAAGTGGCCATCTACCGGAAGCCCATCGGCAAGGGGATCGAGGGCCCATCTATCCGGTTTGCGGAAGCTGCAATCCGGTGCATGGGAAACATCGACACCCCTGTTTTCACCGTGTACGACGACGAGCAAAAGCGCATCGTCCGGGTGTGCGTGACGGACCTGGAGAACAACGTTACCTACACCCAGGACGTGACGGTTACAAAGACGGTGGAGCGCCGCAGCATCAAGCAGGGCGAACAGTTCATTTCCAAACGGCTGAACAGTTTTGGGGACCAGCTTTACATCCTGGCCGCCACCGACGACGACATCCTAAACAAGCAGAACGCCCTGATTTCCAAGGCCGTCCGCACCCTGGGTTTGCGGATTGTGCCCGGGGACATCATCGATGAGGCGATGTGGTTGGTTCGGAAGACCGCGGCCACCAAAGACGCCGAGGATCCGGACGCCGCCAAGTGCCGACTGTTCGACGGTTTCCAAGAACAGGGTGTGACCCCCATCCAGTTGAAAGAGTACCTGGGCCACAACAATCCCACCTTAAACCCCGCCGAACTGAAGGAACTCCGGGGCCTGTATTCAGCCCTCCGGGATGGGGAAGCCACCTGGCGGGAAATCATGGACGCCCGCAAGCCCGCCACCCCCGTCGACGGGGACCAGGACAAAGGGGAAAACAAAACCACCCGCACCGGGGGCAGCCTTAAAGACGCCATCAAAGGCAAAGCCACCCAGGCCACCACGCCGGAAGCTGGCGGCGGTAACGGCCAACCCCCTGCCACATCACGCCCGAACAGTCCTAACCGTCAACCTGGCGACATTTTCTAAACCCAACTGACACAGGGGAACGCAGATGCAGACAGCCTTAGAGCTAGTGCCGGAAATACAACCGGACCAGGCATCCATCCACGTGCTGGACGCCGAAGACAAGTACCTTGCTTCCATCCCGGAGGACCGCCTAACGGCGGTCTTCGCATCGAACGAAGGCCTTGAACCCATCATCACCGCCATTGAGGGGATGGTCCGGGGCCACACCCTTACAACCACCACCGCCAAGGGGCGCGCCGAGGTTCGTGCGTTGGCCCACAAGGTGACCAGGTCCAAAACCTACCTGGACGACATCGGCAAAGGCCTGGTGGCCGAGCTAAAGGACCTGCCCAAAAGGATCGACGCCAACCGGAAAGCCATGCGGGACAGGCTGGACATCCTGGCGGAAGAAACCCGCCAACCCTTGACGGACTACGAGCAACGGATCGAAGCCCACCAGGGCCGGTTAAAGCTGATTGCGGATATGCCGGTCAACCACCTGGCAGCCACCGCCCCCCAACTGGAAAAGGCAATCCAAACCCTTGCCGAAATGCCGATGTCCGCGGAGACGTGGGAGGAATTCCACACCCAGGCCGCCGAACTGAAGGCCCGGATCCTGCCCCAACTGGAAGAGATGTACCAGGCCAAGGTGAAAGCGAACGCCGAAGCCGCGGAGCTGGAGCGGTTGCGGAAGGAATCAGCCGAACGGGACCGCCAGGACTCCATCCGCCGGGCACAAGAGGAAACCAGGGCCAAGGCGGAACGGGACGCGGACGAGCGCAGCCGGTTGGAGCGGGAAGCCGCAGCCCACCGGGAGACGGAAGCCCGCCGGCGCGAGGAAGACGCCCGGCGCCAGGCCGACGAAGCAAAACAGCGACTCGAGGAAACCCAACGCCTTTCCGCGGAACGGGACCGGCAGTACGCCGAACAGAAAGCCCGGGACCTGGAAGCTGCCCGGATCCGCGAAGAGCAAGCGGCCAAGGATGCAGCCCAGGCCGAACGGGACCGGGCGGAACGGGAAACCAGGGAAGCCCAGGAAGCGGAAGCCAAGCGGAAAGCCGACGAAGACCACTTCCGGGCGATCAACCGGGAGGTGCTGGCCGACGTGGAAGCTGCCATTGCCGGATTGAACACGGAAGACATCGCCAGGGCCGTTGTGCGGGCCATCGTTAAAGGCCAGATCCGCCACACCACCATCGCCTACTAAGCCAACCCACAACCCAGGGGGGCCCGACACGCCCCCCGCCAACCCACTGAAAACGAGGGAAGCATGGAACAGCAAAACCTACCCAACGAGCCCCAACTGATCGACATTTCAACGATCGCGGACGGGGCCCTGGTGGAAGCGTTCGGCCTAAAGCTACAGGAAGTCCTGGCCAACATATCCGACCCCAACACCCCGGCCACATCGAAGCGCCAGATCACCCTCACCCTTTCCTTGATTCCCAAGGAAGACCGCACCCAGATTGACACCGCCTTTACCTGCCAGGCCCGCCTGGCTTCGCTGATCCCGGCCACCGCCCGGATCTTTATGGGCCGGGACGAAGAGGGCAACCTGTATGCCCTGGACCGGGACCCCCGCCAGCAAAACCTGTTCAACCCGCCCGCACCTGTAGCCGTCCGGGAACCCCTCACGTTCAAGGCCGCGAAGTAGGCACCCCAACCCCCGCCACGCACCTCGCGTGAGCCCAACCATGAAAGCAGGAAATCAGGAAATGTTTACAGAGATTATGCAAGACCTGTTGAAGCGGATCCAAGACCGCCGCCCGGTGACCACTGAGGTCAACGGCCAACCCTATGCCGTACTCGCGGACGGCACCCTGGGCGAGGAAATCCGCCCCCTGGCCCCCATCGTGAAACCCACCCTGGACTTGCGGACCGTGTCCGGCCTGATTGCAGCTTTCAAGGCGGGCCTGGATGAACTCCCCACGGACCAGGTGGCCTTTGTTATCGCCTCGCCCACCGCGGTGATGCTGGAATCCATCAAGGCCGACGACCATGGCCACCGGCACATCTACGGGACCGCCAAACACGACGAGAACACCGGGTTTCAGTTCGGCAAGTATTACACCCCGGAAGAGTTCTTGATCGCGTTCCGGGCCGGGTTCCTGTTCAACGAAATGGCCGTAAAGGTTCAAACCCTTTGTTCCTCCCTTAACGCGGAGAGCAGCGTGGCGGTTGCCGACGATGGCATGAGCCAGGTGGTGACCGTGAAGCAGGGGGCCATAAGCCGGACCGCGGTGGAGCTGCCCAACGAAATTCCCTTGATCCCCTGGCGGACTTTCCGCGAGGTGGCGCCGGTGGAATCAAAGTTCCTCCTGCGGATGAAGGCCGTAAAAGACAGCCTCCCTCATATCGCCATTTTCGAGATTGACGGCAAGTGGAAGCTGGACACCATCACGAGCATTTCCACCTACATCGCCGACCAGGTCCCCGGTTCCCTAATCATCGCGTAGCGCAGCCCGATGGGGGGCCGGGAAAGCCCCCCGACCAGATCCAAACCAGGAGAGAGCCACGATGCGGACGGACCTTGAAACCTTCCACCTCAAAACAGTTTTGAGGGTGCTTGCCTTGAACGCGAAACAGCGCGACCACCACAACGCGCCCGACCAACCTTTGACTATGCTGACCTATGCCGCGATGGGGTTGCACTACCCTGGCCGGGCACCCCAAACCACCCACGAACTGGCCCACTGTGCCGTGGTGTTGAAAGAGTTCCCCTGGATGCGGCCCAGGGCCTTTGAGTACCTGTCCGGGTTGACCGGATCCGCCTGGCCCTACATCGTGGCCAAGTGGGACAAGCTGTTGGACCTGTTGGACGCCGAAACAGGATGCAGCGAGGATCCCCTGGCGTACGCGCCCCACACCCACCAGCTACTCCAGGAGTGCATCACCCGCCGGTGTGGAAAGGTGAGTTGTGGCCACGCCCCGGAGGACCACACCTGGACCCAGGCCGGTTATTGCGGGCCCTGTTCGATCGCCGGGTGTAAGTGTGGGTTTTACCTTACACCCCAGGTGCCCGACGCCCCCCACTCCCCGGCCCGGTGCTCCACCCGCCGGACCACCTACCGCCACGTAGTCCCACGGACCCCCAGGTGTAACGGAGGGGACGTCCATGCTTAACGCCAAGCTGGCCGCGGTCCTCCGGGACGCCGGTGTGGACCAGGTATCCAAAACCCAGGAGTTCGAAAAGGCCCGGGTGTTCGTGTGGTTGGCCGCTGCTGGCCAGCGGGAAATCACATCGGACGACGCCTGGAAGGGGTTGGAATCGGCTGGAATCACCCGGCTAAACCACCCAAACACGATGGGGGCCGCCTTTCGAGCTGCAGCCACTGGAGGCCTGATCCGGCCAACCGGGAGGATCCGTAAGTCCTGCCGGGTGTCCGGGCACCGCCGCAACGTCCAGGTGTGGGAATCCCAGGTATTCCAGGGAGAACCCCGATGACCCTGGCCGAAGCTATGAAGACAACCGCCCTTCCACTGTCCGGGTTGCACTTGTGCCCGGACTGTAGCCACGTTTCACCTGGTGGCCGGTATTGCGGCAAGTGTGGGAACCAGGCCGGGCTTTTGAACCTGGCCACCGCACTCAACCGGCCCACCCTCGAGGAACCCCAGGGGGTGGCCGCGTGACCCAACTACTGCCACTCCGCTCGTACCATTGGCAGTTCGACCACACCCTTTACCCGGACCTGTACCTGCTCCGGCAGATCACGGAGGCCGAGGTGCAATCCGGGTGCCTGGATCTACTCCGGGCCATGCACATCCAGGCGTGTGCTGTGGACGCCGGTGGGGCCAAAATCCGGGGGTCCGCCTACCGGGCCCTCAAAGCTGCCGGTGTTCCTAACGCCGGTTACATCGTCCAGGGTGGGGCCGGTGCGTCCATCGCGGGCCTGGTGGACATCATCGGCACCCTTCCAGGGGGACGAAGCCTTTACATCGAGGTCAAAGCCCCCGCCTGGTATCGCCTCAACAAGCAGAACCAGATGCGCCAGTCCAGGGAAGCCGGAAAGCCATCGGACAAGCAGTTGGCCTTTATGGACTCCATGGCGGACTGCGGGGCCCTGGTGGGTGTTGTTTGGAGCATTGGTGACCTGGAAGATATTTTGCAGTACGCCCAGAATGTGCCTTGTTACAGTAATGGGGAACATTTGATGCAGGAGCGGACCGCATGAACAAGGATTTTTGGTTCCCTATCAACGCCCGGGAACTATTGACCGACGCCAAATTCCGGGCACTAACCCCCACCCGGCGGGCCTACCTGCTGGACTTGTGGTGCCACTGCTGCATCGAGGGCGGGATCCCCGCCGAACCCAAAGAACAAGCCAAACTCCTGGGGATCCGCCCGGCGGATTGGGACCGACTCCGGGGGTTCGTGGCCGACTTCTTTGTTGAGCGTGTTACGGAAATCCGACGGAAATCCGACGAAAATCCGTCGGAAATGCGTCGAATTTTCGTAAGTCCGCGGATGGAAGCCGACCGGCAGAAACGTGCTGAAAAGGTTGAAAAGCTGGCACTTAATGGACGTAAGGGTGGGAAGGCATCCGCCGCCCAACGCAAGCAAATGCTTAACCAGTCACAATCACAATCAATTAATACATCTACTAACGTAGATGTATCTCCTGGCGGAGAGCCACCCACACCGGCCCCCACCCTCCTGCCGGATCCACCCCCACCCCAGGAACCAACCCCATCCGACCCGAAGGCCGCCCTGGTGATCGACACCTGGAACCGGGAAACCGGCGGCAAGCTGGCCAAAGCCCGGTTGACCAAAGACCGGGCCAAGGTGATCGCCACCCGGCTGAAAGAACCCGGCTGGTTCGCGGAGTTCGAAATCGCCTGTCGACACATGGCCGCGGATCCCCGCTTCCAGGGGAATAACAACACCAACTGGCAAGCGGACCTGGACTGGACCCTGAAAGCAGGAAAGGCCACCCAGGTCGCCGAACGGGCAGCACAAGCAGCACAACACCCCAACGCAGAGGTGACGCATGGAACGAATCAACCCGGAAACCGCCCTAGCGCAAATTCTGAACGGGTCGCCGGAAATAAGGCCGCCCTCGAGGCAATGCTTACCAGACGGGGAATTTGCCGAACTATCCCTGCTCATGGCACAGATGGCCGAACGCTACCCGCACCAGGATCTCCGGGAGTCGATGGAAGGGTACACGACAGACCTGGAGCAACTGGCGGTCAGGTACTCGCTTTCGGCCGTGTTTGAAGCCCTGGCAGAGTTACGGCTGGAGTTGACCTACTTCCCGCGGCCGGACGAAGTCCACGACGAAATCCGCCGCCAGCGGGACTCCACCAGGTCCAAGAAAGCCGCAGTGAGCCAGGCTGAACAGCGCAAAGCTGAAATCGCCGAGTTCTGGCGGTGGGCCCCGGAGTGGATGGAGATGACCGGCAACGACGAGGCCGAACTGTTACGCCGGTTTCCAAGCTACCGGGGGACCAAACCAGACCAACAAAAACCGGCCCAGGGCCAACCCCCCGCGGATCCGGCCAGGAGAAAGACAGCATGAGGGTAACCGACGCACAAAAGGCCCGCGAAGACGTGGCCAAAATCAAGCTAAACCTACCACCTGGAACCCTACTTCGCCACAAGCCAACCGGATCCAAATGCATGATGGGGGCACAGTACGGCGCGAAAGAATTTTGGGTGCTGTGCTATGACCCGGCCCACCGGGGAGTTGTGAGCGCAACCGCCATCCTGGAGCAGTACGAGAGGGCCAAGAAAAAATGAGCTACGACGATTGGAAGACCGAATCACCGGAGGACCAGGAAGAACGGATCAACGGTCCGGCCCGCCGGCGCGCAGCCAGGCACCAGTGGTTGGAAGATCACGCGGACGACATCAACGACCAGCGGCGGGACGATCAAGCGGACCGGCTGATGGAGCGTGAACCATGAGTTGGCGCACAACGTCCACCCCCATCATCGCCAAGGTCCTGGCCGACACCAAAGGCCAGCCGGAACCTGTTATCCGTAAAGCCCTGAAAGAGGCCTATCCGTTCGGCGAACGGCGGATGTGGCCGTACAAGGTTTGGCTGGACGAAATCCGGCGGCAACGGTATGGCGCCCGCAAGCGGAGCGGATCCGCGGAGCAAACCATCCTGGAGCTGGAAGGCCAGGAGACTTTCACATTCGGGGAGGCCGCGTGAGTGGAGCCATGTTTTCACCTTGTCGCCGCTTCCGGTACACGTTAGTCCGCGAATGGGACGCCACGCTTCCAAAGGTGGCGTTCATCGGGCTCAACCCATCCACCGCGGACGAAACCCAGGATGACCCCACCATCCGCCGGTGTATCGGCTTCGCCAAGACCTGGGGCAAGGGTGGGCTTTTGATGTTGAACCTGTATGCCTTCCGGGCCACCAAGCCCGCCGATATGTGGAAGGCTGAGAAGCGGGCCGTGGACATCATCGGGGGTCGATCGAACTGGACCGAGGCCCTGCTTAGATACGCCGCGGAACATGGGTGCGACCTGGTCATTGCAGCCTGGGGCAACCACGGCAAAGGGCGCGGGGATGCGGTGGCCAGCAAGTGGCCGGGCCTGAAGTGTCTAGGGCGGAACGGGGACGGATCACCTAAGCACCCCCTCTACCTAAAGGCAGATTTACAGCCGGAAGCCCTCCGCGGGGAGGCCGAATGAGTTGGGAGCAAAGCCTAGTCAACGCCCAGGTGGAGGTCAACCGGGCCATGTTCGAAATGAACCGGCCCGGTGCCGTCCGCACGGATCCCTGGTACGCCGAACACCCGGACGTGGAATACATCCGGGAACACATCCGGGCAGCCATCGCCGACCTGGTGGCTGCCGGTGCCGGGCTTCCGATGGCCCAGGGGGAACTGTTCACCGTGCCCCCGGAGGACTACGACACCCCATGAAACGGACCGGGCTAACCCGAAAAACCCCGCTGCGGGCCTCCAGGCGGTGGCCGGATAGGAAACCACGTCGCCCACTCCCCCGGAAGCGTGCCAGGCCTCGCAGGGGTGAACCCACCCCATCTGAAAAGGAATCCCTCCGGCTGCAACGGTATGAAATGGCCGGTGGCTGTTGTGAGCTCCACTTTCCCGGGGGTGGGTGTATCCCTGGGGTGTTGCCCTGGACGGGGCCGGATCCCTGGTCCCACGGTCACCTGGTCCACCTGGTGTCCCGGCGGATGGGTGGGTGGGCCATCGAGAATTTGCGGTGGGGGTGTTGGTGGTGCCACCTGGTGGCGATGCACACCAAAGGGTTCCGGGTGGATAATCAGGAAATCAATAAATCAGGTAATCAGGAAATCAGGGAAGGCAATGGCTCACCACTTTACGAAGACCACCACTGAGGCGGCCGTCTGGTGTAACAAGTGTGGCAAGGAAACCCCCTGGCGTGTCGCCGATGGCCGCCGCCAATACTGCATACCCTGCTATGACCGCCGCCCGGATCCAGCTAATGAGCGGTTCTTGCTCGAGGAACGGGCCGCCATTATCGAATTCTGCGGCAATGTGCCCAGGGAAGAGGCCGAACGGATGGCCCGCGGCCAGAAAGCGGACCAGATCCGGCGGGACTTAAAGCTGTCCCCGCTGTCCGTCCCCCCACCCGAGCAGTCCCAATTAGGCATTTTCAGGTAGTCCCATAGACTAGAAACCCCCTTATTCTGGCCGTAAATGGCCAAAAAACAAAAAGCCCCCGCGCCGGGTCACTGGCGTAATCGGATCTGCGGGCACGGCATGGAAGCCCCGGACCAACTGTTAGCCAACCCCCAGAACTGGCGCGTGCACCCGCAGTTTCAACAGGACAACCTCCAGGCGGTCCTGGACAGGGTGGGGTGGGTCCAGCAGGTCCTAGTCAATCAGCGGACCGGCCACATGGTCGACGGGCACCTCCGCGTAATGCTGGCGATGAAGAACAACGAACCCACCTTGCCGGTGACCTATGTGGACCTAGACGAAGAGGAAGAGGCACTAATCCTTGCCACCCTGGACCCCATCTCCAGCCTGGCCGTGACGGACGCCGGGATCCTGCGGGACCTGGTGGCGGACATCCAGTTGGAAGACGGCCCCCTAAAGCTGCTGCTGGATGACCTGTTGCTGAACGGGTCCGTGTCCCCGGTGGTTCCGCCTTCCGCCGACGAGCTGGCGCAATCCAACGGCGCGCCGGACCTGACCATGTTCTGGCCGGAAATCAAGCTAAAGGTGGAACCGGAAACGCACGAACGGTTCACCTCCCTCATGGCGTCGATGGTGGGCCCATCCGAACCGGAGAAGTTCGCCGCGCTGCTGGAACGGGTGAGCCTGTGACCCGGATCTACCTGGCTGAAACCAACGTGGACAACTTCCAGTCCGGCCACGATGCCCTGGTAGAGCGCGGAATCGAAACCCGCTACCTGCTCTCCTACCACTATTTCGGCAAGAAAGACATCGACGCGCTGGTGGCCAAGTATTTCAAGGGCGGGTCCCCGCGGTTCTTCCTGGACTCCGGCGCCTGGTCCGCTTTCACCCTGGGAAGCCCGATAAAGATGGCGGAATATATCGCCTTCATTAAGCGCTTCGGCCACCACTTCGATGTCTATTCCAACCTGGACGACATGCAAGCCCCGGAACGCACCTGGCGCAATCAGATGGAGATGGAGGACGCCGGGCTCCACCCGCTGCCCGCCTTCCACACCGGCGAGGACTTCCGCCACCTGGAAAGGTATGTCGATCGATACCCGTATGTGGCCGTTGGCAAGATGGTTCCCTGGCTGAAATGCCACAAGAAACTGTTGCCCTGGCTGGCCAAAATCTTCCAGATTGCCCGCGGCGGCCCCACGGTGTTCCACGGTTTCGGCGCCACAAATTGGGAAATCGCCAAGACGGTCCCCTGGTATTCGGTGGATTCCTCGTCCTGGTCCGCCGGTGTGCGGTTCGGGGAGTGTAAGGTGTTCGACCCCAGGACCGCGAAGTTTATCTCTCTCTCTCTTCGGGACCGGGTGAACTGGCAGAAGAACGCCCGCCTGGTCCGGGCCCTGGGCTTTGACCCCGAGCCCTTTTGTCACGACATCCGCGGAAAGGACGCCCGCCGGCTGATCTGCGGATTCAACGCCGTCGCCTACGCCTCCAGCAAAACCTACTTGTGCCAGGTCCACGGCGACATCACCATCCCGGAGCGCCCATGATTACCGCAACCCGCACCCATGAAATCTGCTGTGGCCATCGAGTGTTTGGCCATGAGGGCAAATGCCGCAACCTTCACGGCCACAACTACACGGTGGAGTTCACCTGTGCCGCGTTCAAGCTGGACCCCCTGGGCCGGGTGGTGGACTTCGGGGTGATTAAAGACAAGCTGTGCCAGTGGCTCGAGGACCATTGGGACCACAAGCTGCTGCTGTGGTGCGATGACCCGGCCGCGGCAGCCATCACCACCCTGGGCCTCCGTCCCCAGGTGGTTGCCTTCAATCCCACCGCGGAGAACATGGCCGAATACCTGGGCAAGATAGTGGGCCCGGCCATGCTGTCCGATGGGGTCCGCCTGGTCCGGGTCCGGGTGGGTGAAACCGGCAAGTGTTTCGTGACCTGGGAGGCGGAATGAAGGCCGATTGCATCCTCCTGCTGTCCGGCGGGATCGACTCCACCACCGTTCTTGCGGACCTGGTCCACCAGGATAAGCACCCGGTGTGCCTGGTGTTCGATTACGGCCAAACCCTCCAGGCGGAAATCAAGGTTGCGATCGACAACGCCACCAGGTTCGGGTGTTCATCGGAGGTGGTCCACCTGGACCTCCGCAAGGTGGCCCCAGGGTGTGCGCTGCTCCAGGAGGATCCCACCCACATTCCCCAGGGCCGGGACCGCGAAACAATCGCGGCAGCCGGCACCCCTCCCACCTATGTTCCATTCCGCAACGGGATATTCCTGGCCTGGGCCGTGGCCTTCGGGGAAGCCAGGGGCCTCGAGCGCATCTACCTGGGATCCAATGGCCTGGACTCTGGCAATTATTGGGACGACACCGCCGAGTTCGCGACGGCCTTCACCCATGCGGCCAGGATGGGGACGAGCCCCGATTACCTTCCCCGGATCCTGTTCCCCTTCGCCAACTTCACAAAGGCGGAAATCGTGGGGTGGGGTTTAGACCTCGGCGTGGACTACGGGTTGACCTGGTCCTGCTATATGCCCGACACCGAACCCTGCAACACCTGTGACTCCTGCATCCAGCGTCTGGATGCCTTTGCTGCCAACGGACTCAACCCGAAAGGACAACCCCTTGCGCGAATACCTGGTTAACGAGGTTTATTACGCCGTCCAAGGTGAGGGCACCCGCTATGGAATCCCTCACGTGTTCATCCGCCTGTCGAAATGCAACCTGGCTTGTGGGTTCTGTGATACGGAGTTCGAATCGTACACCAAGACCACGGCCGCGGAGCTCGTCGCCCTGGCCACCGGCATCGCCGCGGCTAACCATGCACCCATCCCCGCCGACGAGGTGGAAGGCCAAACCCACAAGACTCACCCCCTGGTGGCCGGTCCGTGCCGCAATGTGCTGTTCTGTGGTGGCGAACCCCTGTTGCAACTGGATGCGGAGCTGGTGGACGCCTTCAAGGCCGCGGACTGGTTCCTCTGCGTTGAAACCAACGGCACCCACAAGGCGCCGGCGGGCCTGGACTGGATCACCTGTTCCCCGAAGGTGGCGGAACACGCGATCAAGTTGGAACGGGCCAATGAACTGAAGTATGTCCGGGCAACCGGCCAGGGGATCCCGCACCCGCGGATCCAGGCGGACCACTACCTGGTGTCCCCGATGTTCGAAGCCGACCAACTGGACCCGACCACACTGGCCTGGTGCATGGCCCTGGTGCGTGCGAATCCGGCCTGGCGGTTGACCGTGCAACACCACAAAGTGGCTTTCGGGGGGATCCGGTGAAGGCTGCAGAGCATGGATTGACCTGGCCGCCCCCACCCCCGTCGCTCCACAAGGGCCGGGTGGACTTCGCCAGGCTCCAGGAGATAGGCCGGGACCTGCTGTTGGCCATCGGCGAGGATCCGGACGAACCCAGGATCAAGGACACCCCCCTGCGGTTCGCCAAATGGTGGCGGGAATTCATCGAGCATGACCCCGGCAAGGTGGAAACCGTCTTCGCCTCGGATCAAACGGACCAGATGGTGGTGGTGTCCGGCATGAAGGTTTGGAGCCTATGCGAACACCACTTGCTGCCGTTCTGGTGTGGTGTCTCGATTGGCTACATTCCCCGCGGCCAGGTCCTCGGGCTGTCCAAGTTCGGCCGGATTGCCCACCACTGCGCCTCCCGGTTGCAAATCCAGGAACGCCTGGTGCAGGAGATTGCCCAGAGTGTGAAGGATTACACCCGTTCGGAGGACGTGGCAGTGCTAGCCCAGGGCGAACACCTGTGCATGACCATGCGGGGGATTCGTACGCCCGCGCTTATGACGTCAACCGTTGTCACCGGGAAGTTTCGGACGGATCCGATGACCCGCGCCGAGTTCCTGGGAATCGCCAAAAGGTAAACGCCAATGGAGGCTAAAGTTATGCCAGTCCACCCCAACCACCCAACCTCGCCGGTCCGCATCACTCACGCCCAACGGGTCCAGCAAGCCCTAGATCTGCGGCGGGCCGGTTGCACCTACAACGAAATCGGCCGGGTTATGAAGGTCCGGGCCCCGCGGGTTTGCCAGCTTATCAAGCAGGGGATGAGCGGCCAGGCTAAACTGACCGCGGAAACGGCCGACAATGTCCGGGCCCTGGAGATTTCCCGCATTGACGGCATCGTGATGGCTCACTGGCCGAACAGGGCAGCCGCCAAGAGCGCGGACATCCTGTTGCGGGCTTCGGAACGCCGGTGCAAGCTGTTGGGCCTGGACGCCCCGACGAAGCTGGCCCCCACCACCCCGGACGGCAAACCACTAACCCCAACCGTCGACCTGTCCAAGCTGACGGACGACCAACTGGCGCAGATGGAAGCCCTGTATGAGGCGGCCGGCGCCACCCTGCTGCCCGCGGAGGCGTGATGAACGATCGACAGCGCATGTTTGAAAGTTGGGGCTTGCTCTACAAGGGCGCGACGATAGCAAAAGTGCCCCTGGCTCATGCGGTAGAAACTGGCGGCCTTTGGGCTATCTACGCCGCCGACGCCGCCATTAGTGAAGTGTTTCGCACGGAACCGGAGGCTTGGCAGGATGCGGCGTTCCGGGCGGCTGGCGACACGTCACCCCGCCACTCTCTCTACCTGTAGGCATATCCAGGGAGGACAAACGATGCAATACATGCAATGCAAGTGTGGCGAAAAGAAGTGCTGGACCTCGATGGGTCACTCATCCTGCGATGTGTGCGAGAAGTGCGGATCCACCCTTGGCTATAGCCCCAACAGCCACCCGGAGCCCACCCCGCACCAGGTCCGCGCCGTGATCCGCAACGGCAAGCTGGAAGGCCGGTGTGACCGCTGCCTCCAGTCCCGCCCCCTAAGCGAGGCCACCAACCTGTTAGCTATCCGCGATGCGATCGACGGCATGGACGTTCAGTTGGTTGACGCCCTGCAGGGGGATTGACGTGGCGCTTATCGCAATTTGCAGTTGTGGTGCCCGAGCCCGGCTGAAGTGGGCGACAATGCCGCCGGTGTGCCCGCGATGTGGAGCCCAGATGCGCCGGTATCGTCGGCGGCTGTCCTGGCTTCAACGGTTCTTAGGAGTACGGGCATGGCGCTGATTGGATCCGATTTCGTCCAGGTCTACCAGGAAAAGACGGTGCACTGCTCCGAGTGTGGCGGCCGGATCCAGGAGGGCACCATCGCCCTCGAGTCAGTCCGCGGTGGCCAGGTGATGAAACGAATCTGCGGGGAACGGTGCCGCGAGTCGTTCGATGACCGCTACTGGCAACGCCGCGCCGATATGCGGGAACGGATGGCCAGGGCCAGGGTGCTGCGTCGGGCTTGCCGTGGGTGAGCTTGTCTCATACGAACAGGTAAAAGCGGAACGGGCCCGCCGGTCCCTCGCCGAGTTCGTAAAGCAAGCCTGGCCCATCATCGAGCCATCCACCCCGCTGGTGTGGAACTGGCACCTGGATGTTATTTGCGACCACGTCCAGGCCCTCGTCCAGGGCCGCCTGGTCCGGGACGGCCGGATCCTCCGCAACCTGATAATCAACGTTCCGCCCGGCAGTATGAAGTCCACCATCCTGTCCGTGTGCGTTCCGGCCTGGATCTGGATTCAACCACCAGGTGAGGACAACGACCTGGGACCAGGGTGGCGCGGTCTGTTCGCCTCAGGTAACGGCGAAGTGGCAATCCGCGACTCGATGAAATGCCGGGACATCCTGGACTCTGCCTGGTATCGCCGCGTGTTCGCTCCGTCCTGGGCTTTCGACAAGGCCCAAAACGCCAAAGGCCACTACAAAAACAGCAAGACAGGGTTTCGGCGGGCGATGTCCGCGGGTTCCCGCATCACCGGATCCCGGGCCCACGCGATCCTGGTGGATGACCCCAACGACGCCGCGGAGGCCTACAGCAAGACGGCCAGGGACACCATCATTTCCTGGTGGGATAGTGCGGCGGCCAACCGGCTGGCCAACCTGTCGACGGGTGTTCGTTGCATCATCCAGCAGCGGCTGCACGAAGAGGACTTGACCGGCCACATACTCGCGACGGAACCGGAAAATTGGGAAGTCCTGATTATCCGGGAGGAATACGAGTTCCCGAAGCCAACGGATCCCGACTTCCGGCCCACGTGCCTGGGGTGGACGGATCCCCGCCAGGTGGAGAAAGAACTGTTCTTCCCCGCCCGCTTCCCCGCCGATGTGGTGGCCGCGGAACGGAAGCGCCTGGGATCCGCGGGATTCGCCGGGCAGCACCAGCAAAGGCCGGTCCCCGCCGAGGGCCAGATTTTCAAGCATGGTTTCGTGCGGACGTTCGATTGTGCCGCGGTCCTCAAACGGATGGGAGAGGTTGACCCGGCCACTCACCAACGGTTCAAGGTTTACAAGCGCATCATTCTCACCGCGGATACCGCCTTCAAAGAGAAGGAAGAGAACGACAACAGTGTGGTGCTGGCCATCGGAGAGCGCGCCGAGGGTTGGGACCTGCTGGACCGCTGGAAGGACAAAGCCGGGTATCCCGAGCTCAAGCTACAGGTGAAGGCGATGAACGCCAAGTGGAGGCCCCAGGCCTTCCTGGTGGAGGACAAGGCATCCGGTCAATCACTGCTGCAGGAGTTACGCCTGGAGACGGCCATCCCCCTGGTGGCGATCACAGTGGACCGGGACAAGGTAAGCCGGGCCCATGCGGTGGTCCCCACCTGGGAAGCTGGCAACGTGTTCGTGGACCCCTCGCTGCCGTGGGTTGCGGACTTCCTGGAGAACCTGTACGGGTTCCCTAAAATGGCCCACGACGACGATGTGGACGCCTTCACCCAGGGGATGAACTGGCTCCATCACGGATTCTCCGGCCAGGGCGTAGTGGATTTTTACCGCCAAATGGCAGAACAGGTAGGCACATAAACCCCCGAACGGGGATAACCTCTCTCCAGGAATCCATCATGCCCAAACCAGAAACAGAGATGGCGGAACTGGCCATCCCCCGAGACATCGCCCGCCGGCTGGACCGCTACGCCGCGGAGTTGGGGAAAGAATACCTGTTCCCCGTCACCCGGCAACAGGCCTGGGAACGACTGGCGCGCACCTTCCTACCACCCGAGGGCACCAATGTTTAAGCGCATCGGCCTTATGGTGTACATGCTTTTCTTCGCGACCTACCACCTGGCGCGGTTCGTTGTGACCGGCCGCAAAGCCTGGGAGGACATCGATGGCCAGTAAACCACCCCTCAGCCTCGTAGGCCGCAGCAGTGGGGCCAAGCTGTTGCCGATCGAACTAGACATGCTGGCCGCGGCCACCGGCCAAAGCAAGGAATCATTTTCGGGCGGCTGGTTCGGACCAGGTGAACCGATGCCACCCCAGGCGCCGGAACAGGACAAGGGCCGAGCGTTTGATTATGGCTTCGCCGTCAACACCAGCACCAGGCCCCGCGGAGAGCAGGGGGAGAACGCCGTTGACTTTGCGATGTTGCGGCGGATCGCGGATCCGGCCCTGGGCGGCCTGGACCTGTTGCGGCTGGCCATCGAAACGTGCAAGGACAAGTTAGGCGGCCAGAAGTGGGACATCAAGTCCAAGGACGACAAGGACGCCGGGGACCGCGGCAAGCGCATCGTGGACAGGCTGGCCGAGCCCGATGGGGTGAATGATTTCCTGTCCTGGCAACGAATGATCCTCGAGGACCACTACGTCCTGGACCAGCCGACCCTGTACCTGCGCCCCACCACCAAAGGGTTCAAGCTGCCCGAGGTGATGGATGGGGCCCTGATTAAGCGCTACGTGGGTCAGGATGGCCGCACTCCCCTGCCCCCGCTTCCCGCGTACGCCGAGGTGGTCAAGGGCGTGGTTGCCTGGGAGTACACCCTTGACGAGATGATGATTCGCGCCTACAACCCGCGGCCCCATCGCAGTTATGGCATGGGTCCGGTGGAACAGGTGGTGAACATCGTCAACCTGGCTTTGCGGCGGATGCTCCATCAAACGGAGTTCTACACGGAGGGCACCATCCCGGACGCGCTGTTGATCGCGCCCGATGGGATGACCCCGGACCAGGTCAAGGACTTTCAAAGTTATTGGGACGTGGTGTTGACCGGCCAAACCGGGATGCGGCGGCATGGGATCTGGGCACCGTCCGGCACCACCTACGTCGGCACCAAAGCCCCGGACCTCACCGGCGCGGTGGATGAGTGGCTGGCCCGCATCATTTGCTGGTGCTTCTCCCTGTCCCCCCAGGCGTTGGTCAAGGAACAGAACCGGGCCACCGCGCAGACCGCCAAGCAGACCGCCCAGGAGGAAGGGGTGGAGCCCCGGAAACTGTGGTTCAAAAACCTTATGGACGGCGTGATCCGGAGATGCTACGGCGCGCCGGATCTCGAGTTCGCCTGGCGGGACGAAGAGATAACGGACCCCCTGGTGAAAGCCCAGATGTTCCAGATTGCCCTGGGAGGGGGGACCGGCACCGGGAAACCCTGGATGACCCCGGACGAAGTGAGACAACAGGGCTACGGGATGGACCCATTCTCCGACGAGCAAAAACAAGAGATGGCGCCACCCACCCCAATAGTTCCCCCTGGCAACCCGCCAGGTGGAAAGCCTGGAGCGGCGTCAGAGTCGGCCTCCGCGCCGCCCCCAGGTAAAGCCAAACCCCCGGCCTCCGGGGTTCAAAAAAAAAAGCCTTCGCCTACATTACAACCCATAGATAGAGCTCGGCCGGCTGTTACGAAGGCGACAGCCGGTATACATGCGACGATGGCCGCGGAATTCACTCGCCAGAAGACCGCGGCCCTCAAGCTGGCCGGATCCCTCCACAAGGCCGCGTCCGGTCCGTTCGATTCGATCACCACCAGCGACAAGACCACCAAAAAGTTAAACAAGAGCATTAGGGAAATGGCAGCCGATGGAGCGGCGGCTGGCTTCCACCAGGTGGCCCACCTGATAAGCGCGGATGACGAAGAACTTGGCAAGATGCTGGACCAGGCCAACGAAGAGGCGATCAAGTGGGCAGATGACCACGCCGCGGACCTGGTGACGCAGATTGACGAAACCACCAGGGAGGGCCTGGCGGACCTGGTGGCCACCGCGGAAGAGGAAGGGTGGAGCAACGACAAGCTATCCGCGGAAATCGCGGAGTTCGCCGGGTTCGATGATGCGCGCTGTGACCTGATAGCCACAACCGAAACCGCCTTCGCCGATGTCCAGGGCAACCTGGCCGGGTGGCGGGCCTCCGATGTGGTGGAGGGAAAGCGCTGGATCCTGGCCCAGGACGACTACTGCGATATATGCGCGGAGTTGGACGGCACAGTGGTGGAGCTGGATGGGTCCTTCGATTTTGACGGCGACGAGGTGGACGGGCCTCCCGGTCATCCCCGCTGTCGGTGCGACGTCATTCCCGAGGTGATGAGCCAAGCAGACATAGACGCTCGGGCGGAGGATGAGGGATGAACGCAACATGGTTTGTATTCACCTGGCGGGACGCCTACCGCCTGACGAACACGTATCAACCCGGCGACGTTTGCACGTACCTGGGATGCTCTTATGTGGCCCTGGCGATCACTACCGGCGTACTGCCCCCATCGGATCCGGCAAGTTGGGGACTCTTGGCGCAACCCGGCCAGCAGGGACCGGCGGGACAGACCGGGCCTCGCGGGCAAATCGGCCTCACTGGTGCCATCGGATCCACCGGACCGGACGGGCCTCAAGGCATCCAGGGTGAGCCCGGTCCGGGCGCCCTTTACTTCGCCGGCGTCTGGGATGCGTCGCTCAACTCGCCTACCATCACCAACGGTCACGGATTCCTTGGGCAGTTCTATAAGGTGGGTACTGCCGGGAACACGGTGATCGATGGAAATACCTCCTGGCACGCGGGCGATTGGGCCATCTTTGACGGAGTGACGTGGGATAAGGTCGACAACTACGAGGCTGTCCTGAGTGTCGCGGGCAGAGTTGGCGCGGTTGTATTAGCGGCCTCTGACATAGCCTCGGGAACTCTAGCGGCCGCTCGTCTGCCCTCTCAGGTCAATATCCCTCTCGGCGTCGGCGCTGCACCCACGGCCTCTCAAGGGTTGGTTGTAGCGGCGCTTCCCGCATCGGGCGCGGCGGCTACCGGGTTGATTGTCGCCGCTCCTACGGGTGCGACGGCCAACTATGCAGCTTCATTCTCAGGTGGGAACGTAGGTATCGGGACGGCCACCCCAGGACAGGCGCTCGAAGTCAACGGCAATGTTTTTAGTAACGCAAGCGGCGCCGGGTCCGCTCTACTTGGACAAGTTGCTAGCTATCCCGGCATCTGGTTTGGAGCCAATACCGCCTCACCGTCCGTCACAAATTACAGCTTTTTGTACTCACTTGGAACCGTCCTGAACGCTCCTACTGGCGCCAGCATTTGGCTGCGCATCAATAACGTTACCTATGGGCAGTTAAACACCAATGGCCTCGCGATCAACTACGGAACGAACCCTTGCCCCGCTGGAGTTGGCTTAATTGTCAATACCGGCAAGGTCGGATTCGGAACAGCGTCGCCGACTTCAGCCCTCCAGGTTGTGGGGTTACCCATCTACGCCAACAACGCCGCGGCCATCGGTGGCGGGCTCACCGCGGGTGCTTTCTACCGCACCGGAGGCGACCCTGACCAGGTTTGTATAGTCCACTAAAAACTAGAAAACGGGCCGGGCGAATAGCCCCCAACAGGCACAGGAGGCAATATGGCAGTTCCAACGCAATCGATGCTCGGGCCCGCGGGTGGTTGTGTTCACATTTCCGGCGTGGACTATAAGCCGGTCAATGGGGTGTACACCATCCCGCAAACCCTGATTCCGCAAGCGGAGGCGTGTGGCCTAACGATGGTCGGCGCTCTCCAAAAGAGCGGGCTTCCCACGGTGCTAGACATCCCCGCGGGGGTGTCAAAGGTTTGGAAGGACACCGCCGGGGGATCCGTGAAACTGTACTATAACGACGGCGGCACACTGAAAAGTGTCACCCTGGTGTAATGGGAGGGTCCTGGATGCGGATTCAAACGGATGGCACTTGCCCGGTTCATGGGTGCGTTCAAACTGGCCACATGGTTTGCAAGAAGACCGGGGCCTGGATTGGCGCGTTGACCTCGGCGGTCAATGGGATTCTCACGGACGGGGCCAACACCCTCACCGACACCGCCCGCGCCAACCTGGTCGACATCCTGGCCCAGGATCCCACCACTTCCGAACCCTAGGCGGCCGGTTCCGCAATGTGGCGATACAGGGTGGACTTGCCAATCCCGAACACCCTGGCCACCTCGAGGACCGGCACCTTTCCCGCGGCCAACATCGCCCGAAGTGTCTCCACCTGGCGCGGGGACAGCTTGGCCGGGCGGCCACCCATCCGTCCGCGGGCTCGTGCGGCCTTTAGCCCCGCCATGGTCCGTTCGCGGATCAAGGACCGTTCAAACTCTGCCAGCGCGGCGAAAATGTGGAATATCAATTTGCCGGTGACCGAGTGAGTTTCCAGGTTCTCCGTGATGGATTCGAAGTTGACCCCGCGGCGGTCCATCTCCCCCACCAGGGTGACCAGGTCCGAAAGGTTCCGGCCCAGGCGATCCAACCGCCACACCACCAGGCAGTCCCCTGGTCGTAGCGCCTTCATCACTGCGGACAACTGCGGGCGGTCTGCGGTCTTGCCGGACCCGTTCTCTTCGTACACCTGGACGCATCCGGCCCGGTCCAGGGCGTCCCGTTGCAGGTCCAAAGACTGGTCGATGGTGGACACCCTTGCGTAGCCGATTCTCATGGCCCAAAAGATAACACGGCGCGGGTTTCTGGTGCTTTGATTTCGGGCAAGGTTTCGGGACACTTTCATCGCGCAAAAAAGGGACCACCAGGTGGTTCCCCGGTGGTCCCGTAATCGGTCGTTTTTAGGACTGCTTCAATCTCCACACTTCCCGTAGGCGCTCGGGCTTCTTAGGCACCGGCGGCCTGGGCTCTTCAAAGGTGGTGTACTCGCTCCAGTCGGGCCGGAGTAGATGTGCGACCGGCCGCGGGTCATCGTCGGCGATAGGGTTCCGCCAATGCACCGGCCGGATAACTTCATCATCCATAGGCTGGGCAAGCTCTTTTAGTGTGGCCTTACCCGCCAGCGAGAACATCACGAGGCCTATCATTCACTTCACCTCTTCCCAGCGGCGGTTTCTTTCGCGTAGTCCAGCGCGTCGGTCACGGCCTCTATCAACCCATATTCGTGATTGCAAGGGTAGTCGATAGGGTCCCCGTCCGGGCCGGTAAGGTCCACCCATCCGGCCCCGGCTTCGACGTGAATGGTCACGGTATACCCGGCGGGCAGTTCGGCGGCGCACTGCTGGAGCCTGGCGTCTAGTTCCTTCGGATCAAAGGCGCTCATCACTTCCCTTTCCCGCCGGATCCGCCGGCGCCTTGACGAAAATCACACATGGACTCGCTGGACCTGGACCGGCCTCCAGGCACCGCCTTACCTTCGCGCATCCTTCACACTTCACCGGCGTTGGGTTCTTCAATAACTCCCGCAGATCCGGGGTCATTGGATCACTTCCCATTCGTGCTTGCTCTCGTGGTCGATCACCCGGCCCTGCTGGATCCCACCTTGCCAGGCCTGGACGTGGTAAACGCTCCACCCGTCAACAGTGGTGTCCAGGATGGGCTGGTCGTCGTCGTAGTACAAGGGGCCATCGTGGTCCACCAGGTGCACCAGGGTTCCCCGGTGGCCTTCGTGGACCTTGTCGATCAACACCACCATACCGGGGGCACACAAAGGCACCTCCCGGTGGGCCCTGGTTATGGGGTCAATGTCGTAGGTGTTGGATTGATACGTGCCGGTGTACCGCAACCGGGTGCCAAGTGGGAACGGCGGTGCTTTTGGTTCCCTGTCCATCACTTCCCTTTCCCACCGGATCCCCGCCGGTGGCCGGATTTAGAACAATGAAAGCTGGCTGTCGTCGGCAATCCCCAGGTCCTCGAGGACCTCCCCCGGATCCGTCGCCAACCCAAAGTCCTCCGGGTCCTCTTCGGGCTCGGCCTCGGGGGGTTGCGGTGGTGGCGCGGGGCTGTCCTGGATGAACTGGTATAGGGTGGGCCAGGTGGTCCGGGCGAACTGGAGGTGCATCATCTGGTAACTAATGTGATTGAACTTGAGGGATAAGGCCGTGCGGAGGGCTCCGTCGTCCCCCTGCATCATGCGATCGTATTGGGACAGCGCCTCGGCCCCGCGGATCCGCAGTTCTTCGTACCTGGCTGCATCCAGGTCCCGGTCCCGGAAGTATCTGGCGATGGCTGCCTCCAGCTTGGCGGGTTTGGTTGGGAAACCCCGGGCCACCCATTCCGGGATAGGGTCAAACTCCCGCACCAGGAGTTCCGATGCGGGTGGATAGTGTTCGGCGGCGGTGTTAAAGTCTCCAGGGTTGGGGGCTTCCTCGGCGATTGCCGTGGCTCCACCGCACCGGGGGCAGGGTTGGTCCAGGTGACGGGACTGGTGGCCAGGTGCCAGGGAATAGGAATGGCCGCACGTGTATGTATCCGTGTGCGGCCCGGGGCAAGATACAAGGATAGGTTCGGCGGTCATAGTTTTTCCCCGTCCAGGTCCCCGCTGAATTCATCGTCCGGGGTGCGTTCGTTGGGTTCCTCGCAGATACAGGAGGCCTCCCCGCAGTCCTCACACGTGGGGGTGTCGCCTATGGCTGTCCGGTCCGGGGTGGGCCATTCCTTCCAGGTGGGCGCGTCCCCGTCCCGCGGGTTGATCCGTTCGCACAGGGCGTCGATTTCCGCGATGGTCAGGTCCTCGTCATCTTGGAAGTGTTCACAGATACCGGCCGTGCAATCCCCTGCCCCGTCGCACTGTTCCTGGATCAACCGCAAACCGTGGAGGATGGTGGCCACCTCGGAGGGGGTAAAGCTGTAAGTGATCTGCATTTCCTGTTCTCCTGGTGCCCGGATTAGCCGCCGGGCCCGGCATGGTGGTTCGGGTGGACCCTACAGCAGCGTGTTGCCAATTTTGGGATGGTGGCAAGCCAGGCGGGCCTGGACCAGCTCCAGGTCATCCACGATGTCCCCACCCTTGTAACCCAGGGCCTCGAGGAACTGGAGGGCGTTTTCGATGGCCTCGAGGATGGTAACCCCACCCTGGGGGGCCGGAACCGCGGCGGGCTTGGCAGATTGCCGCAAATACTCGTCCACAAAGGCCGGGCTTCCCAGGGCCGTGGGTTCGGTGTTGGTGCCGTCGATGTAGGCCGCCACCTGGTTCGGAATCGATGTAACCAGGTGTTTGTCCATGATGGCGTCGATGTGTGTTTGCAGTGTGGTCACTGTCGTTCTCCTGGGGTGGATCCGCCACCCCGCCGGGTTGGTGGTGGGTTACCGCAAAATGATGCTGTACACGTGGCTGCCGTCCGTCAGGTCGTATTCCACCAGGCGGGCAAACTGGACTTCCTCCAGGCTGTTTTCAAAGGCTTCCACGTGGATCTGGTCCGGGGTGGTGGCGGCACAGTTGGTCAAGGATTGCAAGGCGTCTATAAGCCCCTGGGCGGTTCCTTCCACCGGGCTGGTCGAAATGATTCTGTTTCCCATCGTCGTTCTCCTGGTGGACCGGATAACCCGCCGGTCCTCGGGCTGGAGGGTTACCGGCCAACCGGGAACGTTTTGGTGATGTGCCAGGTTTCAGGCGTCCCGGTGTGGCGGTCCGGCTGCACTGTTACGGCGTTGTCCCACACGTCCACCACTGTTCCCTGGTGGCCGTAGGTGTTTTTTACCCGTTGTCCGATGGTCATTTTCATAACAAATCCCCCACTCACAATATACAGCACATAACTGTAATGTGTAAACAACTGAAATCAAGAAATGTTGAAATCAGCATGGGGGGTTTGGTAGTGTGATGGCAAGCACATCAAGCAAACATCGAATGTGAGGGCCCGCACACGAAAGGTGGATTAACTGTGCATACTGTGGTCGTTTTGTCGCAGAAGGGTGGATCCGGGAAAACAATGCTCACTGCCCACTTGGCGGTCCAGGCGTCCCTGGCAGGGGACGGACCGGCCTGGATGATAGATACGGACAAGCAGGGGACGCTGTCCCGCTGGCACGAGCGCAGGGAAGCGGCAACCCCTAAGCTGGCCCAGGTCCCATTCTCCCGGATCCGGGAAGCCCTGGGGGAGATGCGGACAGCCGGGGCCCAGGTGTGCTTTATCGACACCGCCCCATCGATCAACGAACAGACCGCCGGGCTGGTGGATCTGGCGGACCTGTGCGTGATCCCCGTTCGCCCCTCCCCTAATGACCTGTGGAGCGTGGCGGAAACGGTCAACCTGGTAAAGCAGGGCCACCGCCATTTCCTGTTCGTGGTCACCCAGGCCAAAAGCCAGGCCTTAATTACGAACCAGGCCGCCAGCGCGCTGTCCCGCTATGGCCGGGTGGCGTCCACCATCATCTCTGACCGGATCGCCTACGCATCGGCCATGACCGGCGGCATCACAGCGCCGGAGATAGGCAACCACAAGGCCGCGGAAGAGGTGGCCAGGTTGTGGTTAGAGGTGAAATCATGTTTTCATCAAAGAATGAAATCACCCAAACCAATAACGGAGGTGCAACCAAATGCCTAAACCTGTCCCGCTGGGGGGTGCGGATCTGAAACCGGCGGCCGTGCGATCGAAAGAGGCGGCCATCCAGAGAGGATCCACACCATCCGCGGGTTATCTCCCCCTGCAGTTCCGCATGCCCCCGAGCTTCGTGCGGCGTTTCAAGCAAACGGCCCTGGACCGAGGGCTGAAATTGAATGAACTCTTAACGGAGTGTTTCGAGCTACTGATTAACACAAAGACCATTCGGTAGGCCGCCGCTCCCCCTTGCGTCCGGCCGAAATATCTGTAGAGTGGACTTGTTCCTGCTGTCTCCTGCGTAAACCCATACTGTGACACCCCCGCGACCCGGTTGGCCGTGGGGGCTTTTTTTTGCGTTTCACCCTCACTTAGACCCCAACAGGTGGCCACATAGATTTTTCCCGGTGCTAATCTCCCCTTGAATAACCCACTACAACGGTGCACCTGGAGGGGATCTGAATGGCGAAATCGCGTGTGCTTGGCCGTATTTCCAAGGTGGAGGAACAGGCAGACGGCACCCTCCTGGTGTACGGAATTGCCACCACACCCACCCGCGACTCCGATGGAGAGCGGATCACCGCCGAGTGCATGAAGGATGCCATCCCCGAGTACATGAAAAAGCGGCGGGCCCTGCGGGAGATGCACCAACCCATCGCAGCCGGCACCACCAAAGAGTTGTTCGTGGACGACGACGGCAACACCCACATAGTGGCCCACGTGGTGGACCCGGTGAGCGCCAAGAAAGTCCAGGCGGGCGTCCTCAAAATGTTTTCGGTGGAGGGCCTGGTCCCCAAGGGCGGCCGGGATTCCGCGGATCCGAAGACCATTAACAAGCTGAAACTCCGCGAAATCTCCCTGGTGGACGTCGGGGCCAACCCGGACGCGGACCTGGAAGGGTACGAGGTTATGAAGCTGGACGGGGACACCGCGCTGGAAGCGGAGGACGTTGAAACCCCCGCGGTGGAGCCCGTTGCGGATCCCCCGGCGGTGGTCAAGGTGGAGGACGCGCCGGCGGAACCTGGCGTGGACCCGGTGGCGAAAGGGCTTTACAGCATCGCGTCTTTCGCGGAAGTTCTCCAGTCTGTCGGCAACCTGGCTGCTAGTTCGCAGTACGAGGCCGATTGGGAAGGGGACCAGTCCCCGATTCCGGCCAAACTGCGGGCCTGGTTCGTGGCTGGCGCCAACATCCTCAAGGCCATGACCCAGGAAGAGACGGACGAACTGCTGGCGTCGATCACCCCGCCGGATCCCACACCCACCGTCGAAGTTATCGCCCAGGTGGACGGCCCGGTGGCTGGCCAGGACGACGTGGAAAAGAAGGGGGCTAAGTTCTCGGCCGACACCAAGAAGAAAATCGCCGCGGCCATGGAAGCCCTAAAGGCCCTCGGTGCCGATGACGAAAGCTCCGAGAAGCTGGACGCGCCGACTCTCGATGAGGATGCCATCTCCAAGCTCAAAACGGAGTGGGAAGCCGCTTACACCGGCGACAGAGTTTCAAAGATCACCGCGGAGCGCGATGGCCTGGTGGCGGAAGTGGCCACCCTGCGGGAAGAGGCAGCCAAGAGCGAGGCCGCCCTGGCGGACGTGGTCAAGGCCATGAAGGTCAAGGGGTTTCTCCGGTTAGTAGATAAGGCCACCGATGGAGCGCCCATCGCGAAGGCCGAAGGTGCAAGCGACGAGGGGGCCGATACCACCGACCCGCTGGCAGCCATCCGCAAGGTTCATTCCTCGGGCGGCGTAGTCATCAACGCCCGCGGCTAACCCCCGCGGCTAACCAGCAATAAATCAGGAGGCTCGTTTCCATGAGCGTTTTGGAAGTTCTGGACGCAGTACGCAAGGCCCTCTCTTCGCCGGCCGATGATGCGATTCAAAAGGCCATCACTGTTGGCACCGGGCTGATTGCCTATGACCTACAGGCACCGGCCAAAAACTTGTACCCCGTCGCCACCCCTCTCCGCAACTCTGTTCCTCGAGTCGGCGGCGGCGTGGGCACGGCAACGAACTGGAAGGTGGTTTCGGCCATCACCGGATCCGGCTTTTCCGCGATGCCCTGGGTTCCGGAAGGCCAGCGCTCCGCGGCCATGAGCTACACCACGGCCAACAAGGCAGCGTCTTACGTGACCCTGGGTGAGGAAGACTACATCACCCGCGAAGCACGGAACGCCGCCCAGGGCTTCGAAGACGCCAAGGCCCGCATGGTGCTCCGTCTACTCCAACAGACAATGCTGAAGGAAGAGAACGCGCTTTTCTTCGGCAACGCCACCTTGAACCTGGGAACCTGCCCGACCCCCACACTGACGGCCACTGGATCCGGCGCGACCCTCCCGGCCCTCACCTACTCTGTGATCTGCGTCCCCTTGACGTACGAGGGGATCCAGCAGCAGGCCCAGGCCGCCGGGCTCACCCAGACTAAGACCATCACCGGCATGGACTCCCAGACCTACACCCTTAACGGGGGAATGGGCCAGAAGTCCGCAGCCGGAACCCAGGTGATTACCCTGGGCCAGGTGCTTACCTGCACCGTGACCCCGGTTCGTGGCGCGGCTGGTTATGCCTGGTTCGTTGGCGCGGCCGGCGCGGAGAAGTTCGAAACCATCACCACCACCAACCAGGCGATTTTCAACGCGCCTCTCCTGGGAACCGGCCAGTTGGCCTCCGCTCTGACCGCGGCCGATTACTCCACCAACACCCTGGCCTTTGACGGCGTGATGTCGGCGGCCCTCAATGCATCCTCGGGCGCCTACTGGCAAGCCCTGGCTGCCGGTGCGACACTGACCAGCGGCGGCGGCGGCAACGTCCTGGAAATCGACCAGATGTTCCTGTCCATGTGGCAGACCCGCCAGGTCAGCCCCTCCGTGCTGTACGTCAATGCCCAGGAATCCAAGAACATCAAAAACAAGGTGCTCAACGGATCTTCGGCACCCCTGCTCCGCTACACCTCCGGCGGGGATGCGGGTTTCGGCATCGTGGCCGGTGGCGAAATCAGGGCGTATTTCAACCCCTTCTGTCTGGGTGGGGGCCGCGAAATCCCCATCAAGATCCACCCCAACCTCCCGGCCGGGACCA